CTGAAAAGAACAAGGGATACTTTGAACCAATACAATCAGAACTAGAATCCTTAGACTTAATGGTGAATTATGTACAAGGTAAAGGATTATCTCTACGGGAAGCATGTGATTGGTTATATTACAAAACAGATAGAAAAATATCCCCCGCCGGGCTCTCTAAAATAATAAAAACAAGATACTAGCTGCGGAACACCAAATATATTTTCTAAAACCTCTTGACAATTCCTAAAATATAGTGTATAATATTCTTATAGAATATCTTTAAGAGCTACTATTAAAAATATCTTATAAGTATTTTTATATATATTATTTTATTTTATTATTATAGATATTATTTAAATGACAAAAGAACTAAAGTATATAACTCTTGATGAATTCTCTAAGCTCTATCCTGATTTAGTGTTAGACCAGTACGATGTTACTGGAAACTATGTAAAACTTAAAGTAGATGGTACTCCTGCAAAGAAGAGAGGATTTAAGAAGGGTGGTGTTAGAAGATATAGTACAGTAAAAGCTACAGTAAAAAAACATAAAGAAACTAGAAAGAGAGTAGGTAAAGAAAAAAAGAAAGCTACTAGAGCAGTAAAAGAAGTAGCAAAGAAATCCACTAAGAGTATTATATCTGCTGATGTTATAAAAGGTGCGAACCTTGCAGGTAAAACAATACTATTTAAACCGAATCCCGGACCTCAAACAGATTTCTTAGCCGCCCCTGAGAAAGATGTACTATATGGGGGAGCTGCGGGAGGAGGTAAATCATATGCTATGTTAGTTGACCCGCTGCGTTTTGCACATAAAGCGGAACATAGAGCATTGATATTAAGACGTTCCATGCCAGAACTTAGAGAACTCATAGATAAAAGTAGAGAACTCTATCCTAAAGCATTTTCTGGTGTTAGGTTTAGAGAGGTGGATAAGATATGGAAGTTTCCTTCTGGTGCTACCATTCAGTTTTCTTTCCTAGAGAAAGATGCAGATGTTTACAGATTCCAAGGACAAGCATATAGCTGGATAGGTTTTGATGAGATAACTCACCTACCCACCGAGTTTGCTTGGAACTATCTTGCTTCCCGTTTAAGAACAACCAATCCAGAAATAACAACCTATATGCGCTGTACAGCTAACCCCGGTGGTGCTGGTGCAGCTTGGGTAAAGAAAAGATATATAGAACCTACACCACCTAATGAAACCTTTTTAGGTAATGACGGTGTTGTTAGAAAATTCATCCCCGCTCTTCTTGCGGATAATCCTTATCTAGCCAATACAGATTACCTAAAGATGTTGGAGTCACTTCCTCCAGTTCAAAGGAGACAGCTCCTAGAAGGTAACTGGGATATTAACGAAGGTTGCGCATTTGTAGAATTTGATACAGAAAAACATATTATTCCTCCTTTTGATATACCTCCTAGTTGGTCAAGACTTAAAGGTGTTGACTACGGCTATGCTGCAGAGTCTGCTGTAATATGGGCTGCGGTAGACCCAGAGGATGATACACTCATCATATATAGAGAACTATATCAAAAAGGATTGACTGGTGAAGACTTAGCAGAACGCATTACAATCTATGAAGAAGGCGATGCATATTCTATTTCTGGAGTTCTGGATACCGCAGCTTGGAATAGAACTGGCTATACTGGTCCAACTATAGGTGAGATACTAGTAAGAGCAGGACATAAACTAAGACCAGCAGATAAGAATAGATTAGCGGGTAAGATACAAATACATGAAAGATTAAAGCCCAATAAGATAGACGGTAGACCTAAGATGCAGATATTCAATACCTGTCCAAATCTTATCAGAGAATTACAAACCATTCCGGTTGACAAGAATAGACCCGAAGATGTTGATACAAAAGCTCCAGACCATGCTTATGATGCCCTCAGATACCTCATAATGTCCCGTCCTAGAGCCTCAGTTCATGATGAAATGTTTCAATTTAAACAGAATTTAGATACACATCAGATGTCAGATGAAGTGTTTGGTTACTAAATAGAAACTTTTTTCTATAAAACCCTTGACAAAAGTAAAAATATACTGTATAATATATAGTTATTGTTTATATTAAGTTGAAGGCATATGGCTGATAGAGAAATTAAGTTCGATATAAACGAATCTGCACAGCCTTTTGTTTCAGCGGATGAACTTGTCACACCTGAAATAGAAACAGATGTAGAGAATCAAGTATTTATTTCTAGGCTCGCGGGCTTGGTGGAAGAAAGATTTGATGCTGCCGAAAGAGGCAAGCAAGATGATGAGAGGAGATGGTTAGAAAGTTATCATAACTATCGCGGCATTTATAATAAGAATGTACGCTTTAAGGAAAACGAGAAGTCTAAAGTTTTCATCAAGGTAACTAAAACAAAAACTCTTGCAGCCTATGGTCAGTTGGTAGATGTTGTTTTTTCAGGCGCTAAGTTTCCTTTGCAGATTCAAGAGACGGCAGTACCAGAAGGTATATCGGAATTTGCACATTTAAATCCATTAAAGGACCAGATTGGTAATGCAATGGATATCAATCCAGAACTGGAAGGTAATCTGGATTATATGCCGGGTGCAGGAATAACAAATGACAACGTAGGTAACTTCAATCCCTATGATGTAGGTTTCGCAGGCGATGGCAATGAATTAAAGCCGGGAGCAATTCAAACAGATTCAGATAAATTTTTGGGTTCTTTAGAAGAAGAATATACTAACGATACTGGAGAGGTAATTGTTAGTGAAGGTGTAGCCCGCTCTCCTGAATTGTCTCAAATAAAGCCAGCTCAAATAGCCGCAAGACGAATGGAGAAGTTAATTCATGACCAGATTGAAGAATCTAATGGAGTTACAGAATTACGAAATGCGTTATTTGAAGCGGTTCTTTTGGGCACGGGCATCATCAAAGGTCCGTTCAATTATAATAAAACACTACATTCGTGGGAAGTTGACGAAGAAGGAAACAGAAATTACCAACCGGAGAGCGTAAGAGTACCACGTTTAGAGTTTGTTAGCACTTGGGACTTCTATCCCGACCCCAACGCAAATTCAATGGAAGAAGCTGAATGGGCTATACATAGACACAAGTACAACAAATCTCAACTAAGGGCATTGATGAATCGTCCTTATTTCGATAAGACTAAGATATTGGAATGTATAAAGCAGGGATTTAACTATAATAAGCGTTCTTACGAAACTGATATAAAATTAGATAATACGACTAACTGGAATGAGACTGACAGATTTGAAGTATTAGAATATTGGGGAACGATGGATGCTGAGTTCGCTAGGGAAGCCGGACTTGTTGTAAATGATTCCATAGATGATTTAGAAGAGATTCAGATTAATGCTTGGATTTGTATGGGAAAGATTATACGTTTGGTAACGAATCCTTTCAAACCATCAAGACTTCCTTACCATGCAGTGCCTTATGAAAAGAATCCTTATTCTTTCTGGGGCGTGGGAGTTCCAGAGAATATGGAAGACTCTCAGCAGATTATGAATGGTCATGCGCGAATGGCAATAGATAATCTAGCATTAGCCGGTTCGTTAGTTTTTGATATAGATGAAGCCGCTTTAGTAAGTGGACAATCTATGGAAATATTTCCCGGCAAGATATTTAAAAGACAAGCGGGTATGCCCGGTCAGTCTATATACGGATTAAAATTTCCGAACACCGCACCAGAGAATATGCAGATGTTTGATAGGTTTAGACAGTTAGCAGACGAGTCAACTGGAATTCCATCTTACTCACACGGCAATACAGGTGTTCAGGGAATGACAAGAACAGCATCAGGTATGTCTATGTTAATGGGAGCAGCCTCCCTTAATATAAAGACAGTTGTTAAAAACCTAGATGATTTTTTATTAAAGCCATTGGGAGTAGCGTTCTACCAATGGAACATGCAGTTTTACGAAGGAGATTTAAATGTTATTGGAGACCTTGAAGTCAAAGCCACTGGAACTAGTTCACTTATGCAGAAGGAAGTTAGGTCACAAAGGCTTACTACTTTCTTGCAGTCAGTTCAAAACCCGGCTGTTGCGCCGTTTGTCAAAGTTAGTAAAATCATTCAAGAGCTGGCTTACAGCCTTGACTTTGACCCAGAAGAAATAATTAATTCGCCAGAAGAAGCGGCAATATATGCCGAAATAATAGGCTTACAAAATCAGCCCCAGACACAGGAAGCAGCTCCGCCCGCTGCTGGTGTCACGGGGACTGGTGATGGCACGATAGGAACTGGCGCAGTACCACAACCCGGAGAAGAACAGTTTAGCGGCGCACCACAACCTCAGCCGCAACAACCTCCTCAAGTATAATGGATATAAAAAAACTTATGGGATTGGTAACTTCACCGGCATGGCAAACTTTTGAAGAATACTTGGAAGAAGATAAAGATATGACTATAAAAAGAGTTATGAATTCATCTGATGACAAAGAGATAGCAAAAGCACAGGGGCGCTTTGCACTAGCGGAGCAGGTTCTAAACATACGAACACTATTAATTAATAAAAATGGGTAAGGCAAGCAATATAGATTTCTTAGCAGAGGCATGCAATAATGGAGACCTAGAAGCTTGTGAAACTTTAAGGAGAAAGAGAATGGCAGCATACGGAATGAAAGATGGCGGATTACTGGCAGATGCCTCTAGAACATGGAGGATGGAGTCCGATTATCCAGAATTTGAGAAAGGAATAGCCGATAGACTGTCGAAAGAAAGAGTACCGGAAGCAGAGATTGAAGAGCAATTTAACTATAGTCCATTACAAAGAGGCTATGCAGAAGGCGGCGAAATAGATTTTGA